TATCTAGTGGTGTACCTTTAACATCAGTCGGTGCTATAGGTGATTACGCAGTTGTAGCAATTCCTACTTACAATGCTCCATCAGCGGCGAACACACAAACATATTTTTACAAAACTTCAAGTAATACTTGGGTAGAACTTGGCAGTGCGGCATGGATGTCATCATTAGCTACTCTAACTACTCCAACTGCTAACCCAGTATTAACAGAAGCAGATACTATTCAACTATCAATCAGTGGTGGTATAGGCGTAGGCACAAACAACAACGCAACGCTTGTTGTGGCGGCGTCTCCAAACAATACTGTTAGTCAGTTAGCATCAGACATTAATGCTCTTAACTGGGAATACATCTCAGCGGCGGCAGTTGATGGTAAACTTGTTATCTATTCTGCTCAAACAGGTGGAACACCAAACAGTGAAGATCCTAATGATAACGCATACTTTGTAAGATTACATGGTGCTACTGGTACAATTTTTACAGATTTAGGTTATGCATCTGGTTCAGTAATTGAATATCAGCCAAGAGTTGCATACGCAACATCAGCTGGACAGCCAGTTTGGGGAACTACTCAAAACTATCCTGCCGTAACAGGTTCAGTTTGGATTCAAGTTAACGGAACAGGTTTACAACCAGTAATTTCTGAATACAATTCAACAACAGCTTCTTGGACTGCAAAAACACAGTCATTTGCTACTAGTGACTGGTCTCAAATTTATGCCGCAGATTCAACAGGTGGTGGAGCAATACCAGCAGGTAGTGTTTACACACAGTATCAGTTTGCAGGTCAAGTTAACGACGGTCCAGTTTACTACTGGTACAGAGCGGCAACAGGCGCTACTGTAGTTAACGGTACTAACACAGCACCAGATTTTGATCTTGGTCCATATACTGGTAAAGTAAAAATTACTACTCCAGGAGTTTCTACATTAAGTTCTGCTTATACATTGACGTTAGCAGATGCCACAGATGCCACAGACTTTGTAACTGCATGGTCAGCGGCGAACATACCTTACACAACTGCATCAGTTAACGATGACGGTTCATTACAATTAACACACACAGCAGGTGGTGTTATTGTATTAGATGACTATCTAGCAACTGGTCTTTCAAGTGGTTTATTCGCAGAAGCAGGCTTTACTACAGCAACAATAGGTGCTAAAGAAGGTCCTTTCGCAGATGACATCTCATACACAACTACACAGACTACGACTACAGGCTCTGGTTCAAACCTTTCAATCGCGGTAACAAACCACTATCAGAACTATGACTTTAATCCAGTTTCAGTTGTAAACGGTGGGTCTGGTTATGTTGTAGGCGATCAAGTTACTTTTGCAGGAACTCAGTTCGGTGGAGTAACTCCAGGAAATGACTTAGTAGTTACTATAACTGCTGTTAATACTGGTGTCGTTACTGCTTATACTTGGTATTCAGGTACAGGTCCATCACAATATACTACTCAGTTATCTAACTGGAGAGCATTCTCATTAACAACAACAGGCGCTAATTCATTAACAGCAAATGAAGGAGCTCCAACAGCAATACCAACTAATTTAACTAATTGGTACTACACTGCGACTGATCAAGTTGATATTATGATCAACTACAACGGTGCATGGAAAGGCTACAAGAATCAAGGATATGATTCAAATGGTATGCCTTCACCAAACGTAGTGAACGCAACTGATCCAGCAGGACCTTTAGTATCTGCTAGTGAGCCTACTGTTCAAAGTGATGGTACAGCATTAGTATACGGTGATCTTTGGATCGATACTTCCGACTTAGAAAACTATCCTGTCATTAGCAGATGGGAATCAGTTCCACAAACAGGTGGCGGTGCGGCAGTTGACAAATGGGTATTAATAGACAACGCAGATGGTACTTCACAATCAGGTATTTTATTTGCTGACGCACGTTGGGCAACTAACGGAACAACTAGCCCAGCAAACGATCCTATTCCAAGTATCGTATCACTATTACCATCAAATTACTTAGATGTAGATGCTCCTTTATCAGCAAACTATCCAACAGGTATGATAATGTGGAACATGAGACGTTCAGGATATAATGTTAAGCAATACAGAGTCAATTACTTTAATGCTGACAGATTCCCTAACACATCATTACCAACTGTAACAGATGCATGGGTAACGGCTTCAGGTTTAGAAGCAGACGGCGCAATGTATGCAGGTCGTAAGGCTCAAAGAGCAATGGTTGTTCAAGCAATGAGATCAACAATTGCGACTAATACTGCTATCAGAGATGAAGATAACTTCTTTAACTTACAAGCATGTCCAAACTATCCTGAGTTACAACCTGATATGGTTACATTAAACTCTGATAGAGGTGAAACTTCTTACATCGTTGGTGATACACCAATGAGATTGAGAGATAGTGCAACTGAAATTGCGGCATGGGCGACTAACGCGGCAGGTTCTACAGCAACGAGTGAAGACGGTCTAGTAACTAGAAATACTTATATGGGTCTATTCTATCCATCAGGTATCACTACTGATCTAGCAGGTAACTTAGTAGCAGTTCCATCATCACACATGATGACACGTACAATATTACGTAATGACAATGTTGCTTATCCTTGGTTAGCTCCAGCAGGAACAAGACGTGGTATCATTGACAATGCTTCAAGCATTGGTTATTTAGATGCGGCATCTGGTGAGTTCCAAGTTATTAAAACAAGTCTTGGTATTAGAGATGTGTTATACACAAACTTTATTAACCCAATGGTATTCTTCACAGGTCAAGGATTATTGAACTATGGTAACAAAACTTCATTCAATTCAGCATCTGCTTTAGATAGAATTAACGTAGCACGATTGGTAGCATACATACGTAGACAATTAGTATTAGCGGCACGACCATTCGTCTTTGAACCAAATGATTCTCAAACAAGAAAATCAATTTCAGCAGTAGTGGAAACATTGTTTGCTGATCTAGTTGCAAAACGTGGTTTGTATGACTACTCAGTAGTTTGTGATACATCTAATAATACTCCAGCAAGAATTGATAGAAACGAACTTTGGATTGATATAGCAGTTGAGCCAGTTAAAGCGGCTGAATTTATATACATTCCGGTTAGAATCTTTAATACTGGCGAGTTATCAGGTTCATAAGAATAGGAAAGAAAATAGCAAAGAGGCTTCGGCCTCTTTGATTAAAAAAAAAGATAAATATGTTTAAGAGATATATTTAATATTAGGAGATTACAATGGCTTCAGCCTCAGATACATTAAAAAACCTTTCAGTAAGACCAGAAGGTAGGGATAACGTCAATTTATTGATGCCTAAACTGCAATACAGATTCCGTGTTGCTTTTACAAACTTTGGAATTGGCAGTGATGCTGAAGGTTCAGTTACATTGACACGTCAAGTTATTGATGTCGCAAGACCTCAGTTACAGTTCGCAAAGATCACAGTACCTGTTTACAATTCACAAATCTATCTAGCTGGTAAGCACAGTTGGCAGCCACTTACTTGTAACATCAGAGATGATGCTTCAGGTATTGTTTCCAAAGCAGTTGGTGCTCAGTTACAAAGACAATTAGACTTCTACGAGCAGGCTTCAGCCGCTTCTGGATCTGATTACAAGTTCCAAATGAACATTGACATCTTAGACGGTGGTAATGGTGTTAAAGACCCAACAATTTTAGAACAATGGGAACTAGCAGGTTGTTACTTAGAACAAGCAAACTACAATCAGTTAAACTATGCTACATCAGAAGCTGTTCAAATTGCGTTGACCATATCATATGATAACGCAGTTCAAACTGACGGAGCAGGCGCATTAATCGGAGTTGGTGGACCAGGAACTATTTCTGATTCTGTATCAGGACCAGATCAAGGTACTGCTACTGCTTAATCGCAAATAAAGAATTTAAAAACCGGGTTCTGCCCGGTTTTTTTATGGGCTTTTTAAAGAGATAAATAAGAGTATAGGAGAAAATAATGGCCAACAGTGCATTTACAAGTTTAAAAAATAGTCTAGTAGGATCCTTTTTAAGTGATGTCTACTTAAGAGATTACACACATGCGGCTAAAACTTTTATTCCAAATAAGTTTTCAAATGCTCCTAAAGTTAAATTCCTCTTTCATACATATTTTAATATCAATCAGACATCATGGACACCACCTCAAGGTATAGGATCATCAAATTACGGAGTACTAGTTAAATCTGTTAAACTTCCGTCATTTAAAATTTCAACTGATTCAATGAATCAATATAATAGAAAACGTATTATACAAAGTGGAATTAAATATGACCCTATAGAGATTGTATTCCATGATGACAATGCATCACAAATTACAGCAATGTGGAATGCATACTATAGATATTACTATGCAGATTCATTTAATCCAGAACTAAATGGAAAAAAGAAAACATACAATAGACGTAACATATATGATTCATCTTTATCTGATGATATGCAATACGGATTTAGAGGAGATTCATTTACAGGACAAAACGAAAGACCCAATTTCTTCAATGATATTACAGTCTATGGATTATGGAACAACAATTATATTGCTTACACTTTCATCAATCCAATTATTACTAACTTTGCACATGACACGTATGCATATTCTGAAGGCGATGGTACAATGCAGAATAATATGACGATAGACTATGAAACAGTTACATACAACACTGGACAATTTGACCCTAAAGAAGATGGTGATATAGGAATTAACGCAATACCTGGGTTTGGAGCAGAGGCTCACTATGATTACACAGAAAGTCCAAGCGAAAAGTTAGGAGTTGGTAGTGGTTCAGTAGAAGGAGTTGCGGCATTAATGGAAACTATGAATGATCCGAATGCTAGTGCTTTTGCTAAAGCACAGGCATTAGCCAAACTTTCTCAGTTAGATCCATCAGCAATTATAGCCAGTGCTAAAAACGCTGTTGTTGATGGAATAAAAGATGCAGTTAAAGATGCTGTTATTGATAAATTAACTGGGGGATTATTTGGAAATGGATCTAGTTCAGGAACACCAACAGAAGGAGCATCTCCAGCTATGGTTGGAATTTCTAATCAAGGCGGTGTCACAGGTGCTAATAATAATAACACTAATGGCGGTGGAGCAACCGCCGGGTCACAGAATTTTGGAGACAGCGCCGTTAATAATATTAAAAGAAATTTAGGAATAGGCGGATAAGATATGGCATTAGAATTAACACCAACAGAAAATACAATACAAATATTTGATTCATTTTATTCATCAACTATAAGTGTTCCTGTCAACGAATGGGACGTGGTGTATTCATACTTTGTAGGAGTATTAAAAGGTAATTCTGAATCAGAAAGTACTAAAGAAACTGCAAAGAAATTTGCTACAGTACTATTTAAAATCTCACAGCAAACTGGCACAGATATCATGGTGTTTATGGATTACTTTAGAACTAATGTAGAGACTAAAGTACAAGTAAACAGTGAAATGGCATACTATTTAAATCTGTTGAAATCAAAAACAGCGTTATATGGCATTAGTACTGTTGTTAGTCCCAATCAAACAGTTCAACGAAACATCATCGCATAAAAGGCCCATTAAATGGCTCTCAGACAAAAATACGCCCAAGGAACATACACTATCAAACATCCTCAGAAATATGTAGGTAAAGGTAAGCCTAGATACAGATCAGGATGGGAACTCACTTTTATGATCTTCTGCGACAATAATGATAAAGTATTGCAATGGGCAAGTGAAGCAATCGTTATACCTTATATACATCCGATTACAGGCAAACGAAAGAATTATATCCCAGATTTCTTTATCGTCTACCAAGATAAAACTGGTAAAACAAAAGCAGAAATGATTGAAATTAAACCAAAAGCACAAAGTATTATTGAAGAAAAAAGAACTAATCCAAAAACTGCGATCACTGTTGCTATCAATCATGCTAAATGGAAATATGCACAAGCATATTGTAAAACACAAGGCATAGCATTTAGAGTTGTTACTGAAGATGATCTTTTCTACAACGGGCGTAGTAGGTAACTAAATAGATATATGACTAAGAAACTTGAAGAATTGTTTGACATTGCGTCTCAGGATGATAACGAATTAAACGAGCCTATTCCAGGTGTAGCAAAAGAAGTTACACGAGAAGCACTTAGTAACCTCGAGAAAATAGAAACAGCATTGCCTACTGTACGAGGTTTAGAAGCATCTGACCAAGAGTTAGATGATTTAGCTACCAAGGCAACAACAAGTTTTCAAGACCTTATGGATTTAGGTATGCAAGTAGATTCACGTTTTAGTGGAGATATCTTTAGTGTTGCGAGTAACATGTTAAA